GAAGTAAAGTTCTCTAGTTCCACATGTCAGCATTCGGAGACATGTGGTTGTACCGTGATAGTTCAAGGCAAGACCCCCATTTTAGAGGGGCTTAGGGTTGAAAGTTCAGTTGGGACTGCGACAGATAGGTTTAAAGATTGTGCAAGTCAAATAGAAATGTGGTTGCAAGGAAAGGATTTTGGTCCAGGAGTTGAATTGGCGGGAGAAGTGGAGTACTTTAAGTCTTTGATACCTCCGAAGTCGAATATTACTCTTATTAGTTCGCCTCATCCAGAGGTGACACCTCATTTTCCAGATTCGGCGCATCTTTTTGCAGTGAGTAGGATAGTTGAGCGAGCGTTAAAGAACACAGATTATCGATATTTTAAAAGTAAATTTCCGTATATGTCGATCTCATGGACTCTTTTAGAGCGTGAGGTGTGGCAACGAAGTTATCATGTTCCCTCTTTGTTTTCTCTTTGTTTACGGCAGCACTCCTCTTATCATTGGTGTCTTGGTTTAACGAATGGTCGTCGCCATGTTTATGCAGCAATGGCTAATCTGTATCCTCGTAAATTTGCTCAGGCGTGCGCAAGTGTGGCGCGCCCATTGATGGAGGGACAACAGATAGCTCCAATGATGATGGCTCAAGAGGCGATTGATCATATGTACCGTTTGATGAAGATTGATCTCTCAAATCCTATTTCTGTTCCTTTTTCCCTTCGTCCTTTGGCTAATATGTATCTTGGTGCTTCAGCTGGTCGGAGTGGTACTGTTAATTATATTCTTAAACCTACAGAGGAGATGCCTTATCCTGTTCGAGTTTCTAGTGCAGGAAAAAAAATTGAACATTATGAACAATACTTTAATGAAATAATTGAGTACCTGCGAACGGGAGTGGAGCCGAATGTTGAATGGGTCCTCCCTCCAAAAAATGAAAACGGTACTACGTTTACGAAGCAGTATGATGATGAACAATGGGCTGCAGTGGAAAATAAATTGCGAGTGTTTAATATTCCTTCTGGAATTTATATAATGCTTGAGAGGATTGTAAGTCAATTTCGTCATATTAAAGAGCGAGGATGGTCAATACGTATAGGACATAAATGGTCGCATGGTGGTGCAGATACTCTTGCTCGTTGCTTAGGTGTAGGGGTTGCGAACATGTTTAAGAAAGTTTTGGTGGAAGGAGATATTGAAAAGTTTGACCAAGGGGTGATTGAGGACATTATTAATTTGTACTATTCAACAATGCATGTTCATCAGGCAGATGATGAGGAGAGGAAGATTTTCGAGAAAATTACTAAATTTCTCCTCAAGGTAATGTTGAATCGTGTCACAAGGATTTTTGGAGATGTTTGGGGAATTATCCGCGGTGGAGTTCCCTCAGGAGCATATAATACCAGTCATTTGGATTCTTGGGTAATGCTCTTTTATTTCTGCATTTTCTGTGTATTCACTATGAGTCAGGAGAAGGATCTTGAGGTGCGAGAGAAGCTTGAGCTGGAATTCTTAGCAATTGTAAAAGTGGTAGTGTATGGAGATGATCATCTTTATAATAAAGGTGAAGGATTGGCCTCCCACTACTTTTCCGGAACGGCTTTTGCTTCTTTTTT